CAGACCAGAATGGTATCGTAATTGAGAAGATTTACAACCTTGGTGTTGGTAAGTACGATGTCTGTGTCACCACTGGTCCGAGTTATATGACCAAGCGTCAAGAAGCTCTTGAAGGTATGGGTCGGTTGCTTGAAGGCAATCCGGAACTCTGGAAAGTTGCTGGCGACCTCTTTGTTAAGAATATGGACTGGCCCGGCGCGCAGGAAATGGCCAAGCGATTTGCCAAAACCATTGATCCCAAGTTGCTTGCTGGCAATGATCAGTCTCCAGAGCTTCAAGCTGCCCAACAGCAGATGGAAGCAATGGGCAAGGAAATGGAGCAGATGCATGGTATGCTGCAGAATGTTTCCAAATCGATTGAAATGCAGACCATGCAAAATGATCACTTCAAAGCGGACATTGCTGCGTTTGATGCAGAAACAAAGAGGCTTACCGCTTTGTCGGGTACTGCAGCCGCAACTCCGGTGTCTGCAGACATTCAACGAGTGGTCAAGCAGTATATTCAAGAGATTTTAGCTAACCCTCCGCTTGAACAGGAAGAACCTACAGCCCTTGAGCAGGCAGAGGTACCTGGTCAGCAAATACCACAACAACCAGTATAAAGAAATACTATGGCAGTCAATCTTTCTTTTATCGGCGGTGCTGGGTGGCAGTTCTTTGATAATAAGGGAAAGCCATTAGCTGGGGGAAAGCTTTATACTTATGCCGCCGGAACAACAACACCGCTCGCCACTTACATTGATCGTACTGGTGGAACTGCAAACACGAATCCTATTATATTGGATTCCGCTGGGCGCACGCCTTCTCAAATTTGGTCTACTGAAGGGCTACTATACAAATATGTAATTAAAGATTCCCTAGATGCTCAAATTCGCTCATGGGACAATATTGGTGGCTCAGTGGTGGCTAGTGATCTTGCGCAAGACTTGTCTGCATCCTCTGGCGCGAGTCTGGTGGGCTATCTACCAGCAGGGACGGGGGCGGTTGCTACTACGGCGGAGGAAAAGCTGCGGGAGAGTGTTAGTGTCAAAGACTTTGGGGCTGTGGGAGATGGCGTTGCGAATGACACGGTGGCAATCCAAGCAGCTATTGATTCAGGTGCGTCTGGTGTTTACTTCCCAACAGGAACCTACTATGTGACTTCTGAGATTGCGCTTGGCAATAACTGTCATTTATATACGACTGATGGGGCAACCGTATTTACAAATATTGGTGCGGGAACAACATACGCAAATAGCGTATTTGTAGCCTTCGATAGGACAAATATCTCGATCACCGGTTTGCATATCCAGGGGCCAGCGGGGGGAAAAAGCGGTGTATGGACACCTGCAGGAACCTTTGATGGCGTTGGCGCTTGTATTCTTTTTGCCGGGTGTACTAACGTGAAGATAACCAGGACAACCACAATATTTGGTGGCGATCCAGCTACCGGCAATGGCGTTGGAAACATCTGGTTGTCCTCTTGTGTGGATGCCACTGTGTCGGAAAATTCCGCCTCACTCTGTGATAACGGCATTGTTTCCGATCAGTGGTACACACAGCTTGTCACTCCGGATAAATCTGCGTTATATGAACGCGGAACAGTCATATCGAATAATGTGATTTATGACTGCTCTGGCCGGGGTATCGCGGTAGAGACTCTGGATAACAATAACGGAGGTAGCTGCGTTATCTCTGGAAATTCTATTTTCAACTGCTTATCTGCAGGTATTCAGTTTAGATCAGCACACGGATTAACCGTCATAGGTAACACGATTAACCTTGCCAATATAAACAGAACGGCCCTAATCATAGACACTGCAAACGGGTTATACGGAATTGATGGTGCAGCAAGCTCCAGTGATATTGTTGTCGCAAACAACACGATCTTCAATGCGCGTACACATGGAATGCAGCTATACAATGCTTCTCAATTAAACGTCACCGGCAATATTATTAAGTATGACTCTACAATTGGTGTAAGTAACACGGAGATGAACTACGGGATTCTGGTTCAAAGTACCGAAGCAAATGACTTACTCAATGTAATTATATCGAGCAACATCGTCGAGGGTAGCTTGCTTGGTGGGATTCGCTTGTCAACCGCTAGTGGGTTTACAGGTACTAGCCATGCGGTGTTGGTGGATGGGAACGTAGTTAACCATAAAACAGGCACCGGGATATTTTGCAGCTATCCTATTGGGATTTCAGTCAAGAATAACACGATTAAGCCAAAAACCAATTACGGCGGCTCGATTGGAATCAACGTAAACAACTCCACCGGGGCTGATGTTTTAGGGAACAGTGTTTATAACTGTAGCACCGGGCTATCCTACACAACGCTGACGAATGTATTTAGCACCCAGAATAAACTTGAGAACTGTTCCATAGCGATCTATTTAGAGGCCAATGCAGGCGGTGTTTCAGCCGAGTATATTCGAGGTGGGGCTATTGGGTATAGTACTGCCAGTTACGGGGCTGGCACGGCGATGAATGCTACGGGTACAGTTAGTACTGCAACTACTGCCAAGAACACGCCTAGTCCAAGCGTCCGAATAAAAGCTCAAGGAAGTGCTATTCCGGCTGCTGGTAATTGGGGCCGGGGGGACATAACAGAGAACATTGCACCCACGGCTATTGGCGATGCATCTTTCTGGAGTTGCATAGCCAGTGGGTCCCCCGGCACCTGGGCTGCGATGAAGTTGGTGGCGTTATGAAATACCCCGTCATCTACGTTGGCACCCTGCCAAAAACCTTCGGTGGCATGGCTTATGGCCCTGTCATCTTAATCCTGCAGCATCTGCGTGATGATGAAGGTCTTCGCCAGCATGAGCTTACCCACGTCAAGCAATGGTTTTGCACGCTGGGTCTACTGCCAATCCTGTATTACTTCATCCCGCGTTTTAAGTTGTGGTGTGAAGTGCAAGCCTACCGCAAGCAGCTTCAATACTACGCTGATGACCGTAGTTGGCAGTTTGCTGGTTTCATCGCAACAAAATACGGGTTAAAGATAACACAGGCCGAAGCCCATAAGCTCTTAAAAGATTGATATGACTATAGATAAGTACCTACACTTTGGCGCCAGCTTCGTATTAACTCTAGCACTATCGACTGTTTTACCTTTTGGATATGCCGCAGCGGTTGTTCTCTTAATTGGGGTGCTCAAAGAGATATATGACTATAAGCATCCATTGACGCGTAACGCAGATTGGAAAGACCTTGCTGCTGATTTAGGCGGAGTGGTTGCTGCAATACCTGCTGTGCTACTAACATGAAAGATCCCCATGGCAATTCAGAGATTTAAAGTCTCGTTAAACGCAGCTCGTTTTCCTTTAGTTTCTACTAAAGGAAAACATGGGGTAAATGAATCAGTAAATGCGGGCCTGCTCCGTTTAGCTACGATATAATTGCTTAAACCGTACCAGTGCGGTTCACTGGGGAATCTAAGGATTCATAAATGGACCCAGAAGTAATAACGGAGTCACTACCCGTGCCAGAGTTAGACGTAACGGCTACGCCTGAACCTGTAGCAGATTTGCCGGAAGAAAAGCCTATAGAAGCACCTAAGACCTTCACACAAGAAGAACTTGATGCCGCTATTGGTAAGCGTCTTGCAAGAGAACAGCGGAAATGGGAACGAGAGCGTCAAGCCCCCGTTGCACCACCTGTAAACGTCCCCCCAGCGGATACGTTTGAGTCTGTAGAGGCTTATGCCGAAGCACGAGCGTTAGCACTGGTTGAACAACGGGAGCAGCAGCGCCAGTATTCTGAGCTAGTTGAGAGCTACCACGAAAAGGAAGAGGAAGCCCGCGGTAAGTATGACGACTTTGAACAAGTTGCCTACAACCCCAAGCTACCTATCACTGATGTGATGGCTCAAACAATTCAGAGTTCTGATGCTGGACCTGATGTTGCGTACTTCCTTGGGTCAAACCCCAAAGAAGCTGCGCGGATCGCAAAATTGACGCCCTTCTTGCAAGCAAAAGAGATTGGTCGGATCGAAGCTAAACTAGCTGATAATCCACCGGTAAAGAAAGCATCGAATGCTCCAGCGCCTTTTGCGCCTGTCACTGCTAGAAGTTCAGGGTCGCCCTCACTTGATACCACCGATCCCCGGTCTATCAAGACTATGAGCACCTCGGAATGGATCGCTGCTGATCGTGCGAGGCAAATGAAGAAACTGGAAGCACAGCGTAGTCGTTAACATTACTTTTTGAGGACATTATGGCAAACTCCATTCTCACGATCGATATGATCACCCGCAAGTCTCTTGAGATTCTCGAGAACAATCTTGTATTAACCCGTAACGTAAACCGTCAGTACGACGACAGCTTTGCTGTTGAAGGGGCTAAAATCGGTTCTACTTTGCGTATCCGCAAACCGGATCGCGCTTTGGTAACCGATGGTGCCGCATTGGTGACACAAGACACTAATGAGCAGTATACCACCCTGACTGTCTCCAGTCAAAAGCACGTTGGCGTGAACTTCACCTCTGCTGAGTTGACCATGCAACTGGATGACTTTGCTGACCGTGTATTGAAACCGCGCATTAGCCAGCTGGCAGCTTCCATCGACGCTGACGTGGCGAATGCTTACAAGGGCATCTACCAGTCTGTTGGTACACCTGGAACAGCTCCGGCTACGTCTCTGGTTTTGCTGCAAGCTCAGCAAAAACTCAATGAGGCTGCTGCTGGTATGACGCCGCGCTATGCTACAGTGAATCCTGCGGCGAACGCTGGGCTGGTTGAAGGCATGAAAGGGTTCTTCAACCCGACAGATACTATTAGCCGACAATTCAAGAACGGCATGATGGGCACCGGTGTTTTGGGCTACGAGGAGATTAACATGTCTCAATCGATCAAAGTTCATACAAACGGGGCATGGGGTACTACGATCACGTCTACAGGTACACTTAGTACGGAAGGTCAGGCAACGCTTCCCATCAGCTTTACAGGCACTGCTAAAACCTGGAAAGCTGGTGACGTGTTTACTATTGCCAATGTCTATGCTGTGAACCCCCAGACACGGGAGTCTACAGGTAGCCTACAGCAATTTGTTGTCACAGAAGACTTGACAGCCACGACTACCGGTACCCTGAAGATCAGCCCAGCAATTTATACCGCCACACATGCGCTTGCTACCGTGAATGCATTCCCGCAAGCTGCTGCTGCGGTCACCATGCTAGGTTCGGCATCCGTGCAAAATCCACAAAATCTGGTGTACCACCAAGATGCGATCACGTTTGCTACCGCTGACTTGCTGCTTCCGCGTGGTGTGGATATGGCTTCACGTCAGACCCACAACGGTATTTCCTTGCGGATTGTTCGCCAGTATGACATCAATAACGACCGTATGCCTTGTCGTATTGATGTGCTGTACGGTTACGGCGTTATCCGTCCTGAACTGGCTTGCCGTCTCTGGGGCTAAGCTGACTAGGTAAGTTCATGGGGTCCAGCAAGTCTTGACCCCATCTGCGTACACAGTTTTATCAAGGAATAAGCATGGCCACTACAGCCTTGGACCAAATCACAGGGGCATTGCGTTTGATAGGTGTGCTGGCTGAAGGTGAAGTTCCTTCTGCAGACACTACAAATGATGCGCTCTCTGCTTTGAATCAGATGCTCGATTCATGGAGTGCTGAACGATTATCAGTTTATAATACCCAAGATCAAGTGTTTACGTGGCCTTCCAACCAGATCACCCGGACGCTAGGTCCAACAGGCGACTTTGTCGGGAATCGCCCTATACAAGTAGATGACTCCACGTATTTTGTGGACCCCGCTACTGGTGTATCTTTTGGTATCAAGATCATAAATCAGCAGCAGTATAACGGCATTGCCGTAAAGACTGTAACTAGCACCTATCCACAAGTAATGTGGGTTAACATGGAAAATCCAGATATTTCCATGACCATTTATCCAAAGCCTACCCGGGCGTTAGATTGGCACTTTGTTTCAGCGCAGGAATTATCACAACCTGCCGCGCTTACTACTGAGCTTGTGTTCCCTCCGGGGTACCTTCGGGCGTTTAAATATAATCTGGCTTGTGAGGTTGCTGCTGAATTTGGTGTTGAACCCGCCCCGCAAGTCAAGCGCATTGCTATGAGTAGTAAGCGTAATATCAAACGAGTCAATTCCCCTAATGACGTTATGTCGCTCCCCTACGCCATTGTGGCTACGCGCCAGCGCTTTAACGTTTATGCCGGTAACTACTAATGAAGACTCCGTTTCTTGGAAGTAGCTACGTTGCTCGAAGCGTCAATGCCGCGGATAACCGCTGCGTAAACCTCTTTCCGGAAGCAGTCCCAGAGGGGGGCAAAGAAGCTGGGTTTCTTAATCGTGCCCCAGGTTTACGGTTTGTTCAGTCTGTTGGCAATGGCCCCATTCGGGGTATGTGGTCCCATAAGACAAACGGGGCTGATTTCTATGTGGTCTCTGGAACTGAGATGTTCAAGATCACATCTCTTGGAGGCACGCCAGTAAAGCTTGGCGATATTCTAGGCACTGGCCCAGTGTCAATCGCGGACAATGGAACTCAGCTGTTCATTGCGGCTAACGGACCCAGCTATATCTACAACGAGACTACTAATGTCTTCAGCCGGATCACTGACCCCGACTTTCCGGGTGCCGTGACTGTCCAGTATCTTGATGGCTACTTTGTCTTCAATGAACCTGACAGCCAGCAGCTTTGGGTTACAAGTTTGCTTGACGGCACTGCAGTTGATCCACTAGACTTTGCAAGTGCTGAAGGTTCTCCGGATGGCGTAGTTGCTATTGCTGTAGATCATCGTGAACTTTGGGTGTTTGGGACTGACACCATTGAAGTCTGGTATAACGCAGCACTGCCCAGTTTCCCCTTTATTCGCCTTCAGGGGGCTTTTAGTGAGATTGGCTGTGCAGCACCGTACTCTATTGCTAAGTTAGATAACGGTTTGTTTTGGTTGGGCGCTGACTCTCGTGGCTTTGGCATTGTCTACCGTAATCAGGGGTACAGTGGCCAGCGTATCTCCACGCATGCTGTGGAGTTCGCAATCCAAAGCTACGCCAACATTTCAGATGCCGTGGCCTACAC